ATGGTGGGTGCAGACACGAGGATACAATCCCTCATCTCTGGATTGAATGATGATCCATATATGCCTGAGAATCATGGGCAGTACAACCAATTCCGAAGGTGCTTGCATGATGTTTTCTGCTTCTCGCTCATTGATTCAGGCTATTTCACTGACTACGAATTATCCCTTCATTCACTGGGTCTCATTCATGAATCAAAGAAAATCAACATGCAAAAGCCTGATCTATACACTGTGAGTGGCAGATCTGTAAACATTGGCGAGCTGACTGTCACTTATGCTCCTGAGAGTGCAGAACGAACAAAGAGAGACACATACATGGAGTTCGTTCAATTTCTCCAGAACTCTGGTTATGACACCATTTTTAATGTCATTGTTGTAGATCTCACAAACCCTGAATGGTTGGAATCTTTCCCTAAAATCAGCACAATGTATGTGACAATAATACAAGACATGATTGATTCTCTCAGAATTATTCACAACAATCCCAAATTCCACTCAATAAGGAAAAACGAAAGCGGGTTTTACAGTGTTGACAGATTTCAGTTCTCTCTTGATGACCAGCACCTTCAGGACATGGTTGAACAGGCCACAGGTGTCAAGACAGACCCTTCCAAAATAAAATTAAGAATGACTGGTGCTTTCTCCAAGATGACAGATGATGAATATATCGATTCAGTTGCCAACTCAGTGATCAACTCGAGAACCCACGAGAGACCCACACCTCAGCCAAATTCAATTCAACCGAAGATATTGAATGCAGATTTTGAGTCAATGAAATCTGTCAAGGCCAACGTGTCTAGTTACCCAAGAATACTTCAGCTAGGATGCCCCACAATCTGCAAAGAAAAAAAAATGACTTTCGAGATGTCAACCTCTGAACTCAGAAAATCAGGAAGATCTGGCGGATATCTTGATTACGTCCTGTCTGCTTTGCAGCGAGAATCTCTCACAGATGACCACCTGGTCACGCTTTCTATAACCACAGCACAACTTGAAGAGGAACAGAAACAAGGGCCAGGTAGGAAATCATTCATGAAGAAGCACGGATTGAAGTACAAAAGGTCAGAACCAAAACACATAGGGCTAAAGACTGAACATATAAGTCACCTTGACGAATTTATTTCCAAACTGAACAACGAAGTAAGTAAAAATTCAACTATCCAGTTGCCAGAACAAGATTTATCAGAATGTGGTGTAAGTGCTTACACAGTCCTGGAAGAGGTAGCTGACATGGTTTCGACGGCTAGTGCCTCAACAATACTCCAATTTTACCAGTCAATTTCCAACGAAATTGTTCTGAACAGCATGAGGCGAAGGAAAACCAGGCAATATGCACTTGGCTACTCAGGTTTTGAAGGTATATACTTCCTTGTTGCACCAGGAACACAACTCAGAACTGAGTCCAATGTTGAGTTCGTGAAAATCATATCATTATCAAGAGGAATTGATAATCAAATGTCAGCCTCCTGGAAAACAACTGGTGATCACTGGGAAAGTGATTGGCTGTCTGTGGACACAGATAGGCTTTCACACTGGCAGAGGGCTTTTGACAGAGTAAGCACCAGCCTCATGGCTAACTCGGAAAGATTAGTCAGACCAGGTGTGACCATGACGAATGCTGTAGAAACAGAAATAAACAGTGACAACTACATGCTCCTGTCTCTTGTTTACCTCGAAAACAAACAACTGACATCAACAACGAACCAGACCATCAGATACCTTTGGATGAAGTCGCTTGGCGATAAGCAGTTCAAAGGATTAATGTCCAAATTTCCACAAAGGATATCATCTGTTCTTCAGTCAGTCATGCTTCAAAAAGCAGTTTCAACATGCTTAAACCTCTGTCAACTAGACTTAACAGAGCTTGTGACTGTACAGAAAATAGTCAGAGACAGTGACACTGGACTTTACGATGAGACAACAACTGGTGTTGCTAACCTGATGCCCAGATTGTTCACATATGGCAATCCTGTTCCTATTGCATACAACCTGAACGAAATATACTGGTGCATGGCCTACAACAAAGACAGGCAGAATAACACTCAAGACGCTATGAACATATTGTCAAAAATTCTCAAAGAGGAAGTCAAATATGAGAATGAGATAGATTCCAGAACCAAACCGCATGAGAAGGTGAACTACCTTTTCGGCACAACAACCATTAGTCAGGACCTTGAACACATTCACAGTGAAAAACCAGAAAGTCATTTCTACAGCCATAAGGCAGTCTCTTGTGGAGTCCGCCTCCAAGATATGCATGAAGAGAACCAAGGTGACAGAGGTAGTTGGTTGAATGCTATGAGGCTGGATTCTATTCTGTCAAAGAATATATCACAATATGCAACTTTTAAAGCTTCTGTCAAGGACATCCAAAGGTACATTGGCAAGAATGATTTGAAGGAAGTTGAGAAACTTGGCAAGAGAACCAAGGCAATTGAATTAATTGCCGAATTAGCCAAAGATGAGAAGCTAATGACTGCTTCTGAGGTTGCCATGACGTTCTCAGGTTCCAATTCCAAGTTATTCAAGATTCTCATACAGATTTTTAAGAAAGGGCAAATTGGTGGTGTTCGTGAGATAATTATATTGTTGATTAAAGCAAGAGTGCTGTTCAACATTGTTGAAGAGATCTCTAGATTATTGGCAAAAGCTGATAAACGAGAAATATTGACAAAAGGTCGAGACAAAAGACTTATGATGAGAGGCGATTATGAGGAAATCATGTCGTCATTCAAGTCAGGAACACCTCTGAGAATTGTCAAAGATTCCTTTGACATGACAACATGGGCACAAAAATTTATACCAACCATTTTCATTCCTATCTTCGAACATCACTTTTCAGAGTTCCCAGGGATAGTGGACCTATCAAGATTAATATTCCTCAGTCATTCCAACAAAGAAATAGAATACCCAAGAAAGTTAGTTGAACAATGGTGCAAACACCCTGAACTCAAACACTCCGAGCCAGGCATGCAAAAGTGCAAGGATGAGTACCTATCCAAAGGCAAAACTTATTTCGTCAACCATTCAAACATGTGTCAAGGAATACCTCATTATAGTTCCACAGTTCTTGCTTTGTCATGCCTCAGCCTCAGAGATGCGCTATTTAAATCTGCACTTAGACAACTTGGGAAGGATTGTCACATAAAATGGAAAACTAGAGTGGGATCAGATGACAAAGGAAGCATCATTGCAATGGACATGTCACACAATGACGCTTATTACCAATATCTA